ATTGTAGAGACTTTTGAAAATTGATATATAAGGGTTATACATGGTTACAAATATATTAAAGTTTTTTATTCCGTGACAACTCCGTGACAACCGTGACAACTCCGTGACAACTCAAAGGGGGTAGTTGTCACGCCTATAAGCCACGCCAGTATTGGGTTTCTTCTATTTCCGTGACAACGTGACAACTCAAAACCAACTTTTTGGGGGGTGAATATACTCGTATTAAATATATGGCTCATATGCAAATGGGTTGTCACGTCGTCACGCAGGGGCAAAAAGAAAGGGAGCCGAAGCCCCCTGACGTATTAACCCTTATATTATGACATGGCAAAGATGTCGCTTAATTGCTTACCAGTCAAGGGTTTTTCAAAATTTGTTAATAACTTTGGAGGGAAGTTACCTGTGATAGTTACCTCTGTTTTTTCCGTGACAACCTCGTTATATTTTACCTCGTAAGTTGTCACAGGGTTGTCATGGGTTGTCACGCTAAGGAGCTGTGGCACCGGATGAATGGCCGCCATGTACCTGTGATCGTTGTGCTTCCACCAAAAGTCATGCTGTTGGATGCCATAAACTACTGTACTATGGTCAATTCCCAGGTAATAAGCTGCGAGCATTGTAGTCATGTGCCTCCTGCGAACCATGTACTGAGCCAAGAAATACCTCTTGTATACATACTCCTGCTTTCGGCACCTCCTTCGAAGGTTGAAGTCATCAATGATCTTCACAATGTCATCATTCTGCACCTTTGAAAGGTGATATAGTTCGTCAATTAGTAGCATCTCCAAGTCTTTTAGGGTCATTAACTCCTTTAAATAGGTTGCTATTGCTTGCTATCATGCCGGTTGTTTTCATAAAATCAACCTCAATTTTAGCACTTTGTATGATAGCATTAGCTACATTACTAACTGCCTGAGCCTTCTCTACCTCAGCTTGTAGCTGTTCAGGTGTAAGCTCATCATTGTCTAATCTTTCAAGTGATGCAAAGAGGTGGTCCCTTAGATCATTCATTCCGTTTCTTGCCATTTTGTTTTATTTTTTTGTTTAATTTACTCTTTAATCTTATCACGGTCTGTAGCTCACCTGGAAAGCGGTGAATGCTGTTCCGTATTGCATTCTCAGTTTTATGTATGCATTCCAGGTTGCTAATATGCAGGTTCATAGTATTGCCATCTTTAAACCTAATCACGCAACCCTTGGGTATTGCTCCGTGAATTGACTCCCATAACAACCTATGAGTGAGCACCCAAAGGCTATCCTTTACCTTGGTGTATGAGTAGGGCCTTCCTGTCTTATCCCCCCTTATGCTTGTTGCATTAGGCTCCCGTGTATTGGGTGGCTTGTTGCCAGGCTTGTACATGGTAGGTGCAACTTTTGCATAGAGCTCACTGTTCATTTGCTTACCCTTATTGTGAGGGACATGACCAGGTTGCCATCTGTTTTTCATACCTGAATTTAACCTTAAAGCTCGATTCTGTAATGCCTTAATACGTGGGCTTTTCTTTATTCCCATTTGATAAACTCTGTTATACAGCTGTGAGGTAGTAAGCCCAAGGTAATCACATAGGGCTCTACTTGGCACCGTAGGATACAGCACTCTAATCAATTGCTCTTGTGTCATCTTCGTTCGATTTTAAAGTGTCCCATTCGACAATCTCCTGACATGAGGAGCTCTCGCTTTTTCCAATTGCAGAGTCCTCTGCTTGTGAACACCCATTCTCGGATGAGTTGGGTGTGGATGTAGTATCGTAATCTGTACATTGTTTATAAATTTCGTTTTTAGCTTGCATCACTTTGCAGTAATGCTTCCAGTTAAAATGTCCGCTTTTTGCAATGGATCCACCTCCGTGAAACCACCAGTATACTTGGTCTCCTAATGTCATAGCTCTCGTGTATAAAAATAATAATCTAAATCCTGCTCATATTTCAACATCCGATCCTGCTCCTCAGAGAAATGCAGATGCAAATCATACTCATAGCTGTTGCTAAGTAGCTCATCACGTACAGCATCACGCACCTCTTCAATCTCTCTATCTGTCAAGTCACACCGTGTGCCATCTAAATAGCCATTGATATCCAGGTCAATGTATACATCACAGATATCACCGTTACATATTTCAACGGATGTGATGACATGATTACCAACGGCCTCTTTGCCGTTTTCAAAAACATAAAAAATGCCTTCTTTTAAATTTCCTAACATAATACAAGTTTTAAAAGGTAATACAATACGAATGGGGAAGCAATCAGCAACACGCTGCTTAGTAAAAATTCTCTAATCATTGGGCTCAAGTTTTAATCGGGTTAATAAATCTGCCATCACAGCCCACTTTGTGGCTGCATATACGGTGCCTGGATCACTTGGACCGAAGGCATCAATCATTTCTTGCATTTCATCTCGGAGCTCCTGCTCCATTTCAAGGATAATTTCTGTCATAACTAAATGTTTAAATGTTAATACTTGACAAATATACAAAAAGTTTCAATGTTGACAAATTATCAACGAAATTTAGAATGATTCTAAATAAGAAAATTAACTTAAAGGTGGTGAAAAACGGTTAAATAATTAACCTAAGAGATATTTTTCTTACGCTTGTAAATGTACTCTTGGTACTTAGTGAATACCTGATGATTTATTTTATTGTGTTTTTTACACTCTTTGCACTTTAGCCAATGATGCACGGTGCCTGCTGCTGTGACTACCTTTTTATTGTATGCGTAATTGATGCTACCACATTCAGGACATTCATATTTTTCCCCTCCATATTGCACTGCATAGTTATGTTGTGGGGTTGCATAGCTGTTGAGCTTATTGAATACCGCCTCAAGCACCTTCACATCCATCTTACAATAGGCTACCATTTTATCCAGGGCCTCCTGGTCCTTTCTAAATACGATATCCTTCCACAAGTCAAGCCCTCCCGTATCCAGCTTAGCCCCTACCTTGAGTAACTTGGCTATATAGTCGAGCTTGTTGCTATTAAAATTAAAGTATTTTTTAGCCCATTTAAGGGTGTCTATGGTCTTAACTGTTGGCATAACATCAATGCCGTGAAATAAGGCTCGTGTACGCACCCATTTGAGGTCAAACTTATCACCATTGTGAGCTACAATTTCATCCGCTTGAGCCATAACCTTAATGAACTCCTTGAGCATGGCCTTATCACATTGGTTCTTGGACCATGTTAGGCTATGTATCTCATCCTCACCTTCCCACTTGTAGCATATACATATTATAGCACGCTCATGGATGATATCACCCGGGTTGATCGTTAGGTTATATCCTGTCCTCCAGAATATACCGACATTAAAGGAGGTCTCAATGTCATAGAATAAACGTTTTCTCATTTATTGAGTTTACTGAGTATAGCACTCCATGCTAATCTAAGCACAAAAGGGATAGCAAGCCCTAACCAAAACGGCCACCACCTGGTAATGTAGGTGACTTTCTGCTCTGCCTTGGCTTTCTGTACAATGGTATCGCCTTTGATTTTCTCTATCTTTATTCTCTCTCGCATTTCTACCCTGGTCTGCCAACGGGTCTTAGGCAGGGTGACTGTTCTAAACTGCACCACCGTATCCTTATAGGTGATCACCTTCTCCCATACAATGGTATCATTCTTAATAACAGGGATGCTGTCAATGGTAGTTATCCGGATGGTATCACTATCCTGCTCTACCTTGAGCCCATTAGCAAGAGCTCTCTTGTAGTGCCATTGAGCTCTCTTAGGAGCTGAGCATGATACTATCAGTATCAATAAGGGTAGGATATATCTCATAATGCTTGTAACATTGCTATCATTCGGGGGCAGGGGTAGATATCACTCTTATCCTTCCTCACACTGTTGTGGGTGTAGATCCCTGGAGTGCCTTTGAAGGCCTCAGTATCAATGGAGAATATCTCTTTTCTGTATGCCTTGGGTATGTTGTAGGTTTCGCACAGGTACACCAATAACTGCCTGGTGCTTTCAATCTGTGCATCGGTATATTTATGCCACAGCACATGACCTTTGAAGGGCTTATCCAGGACCGTAACCTCCGAAGGATCTATCACGCTCTTCACATAGTTGATGTACTTACCATTGACCTGCTTCAACGGCCCCCAATTGCACACCTCAATACCTACAGATAGCTTGTTGAGGTTCTGATATCTCACCCCATGAGGTGCAAAGTCCTGGTTATCTATGCCAAGGTGGTATGCCCAGTGCTTCGAGCTGAAGCATTGCACTATTGTACCCTTGTTGCCAATAACGAAGGCAGTAGCTATCCTTTCTGCATTACTCTGCCACCATCGTGATACGGCTACAGCATCACCATTGCCTGCCGTATGGTGCAGATAGATCTGTGTTTTCTTAGACTCCTCAGGAAAGTATTGATTGTCAGATAGGCGTGCCTGTAATATCTTGGTTGTGTCTAATTTCATCCGTGTCCTTTTTGATTTCCTTAGCTCTTGCGAATAGGTTCTTCATTGCCTGCCATAGGTCGAGGCCCTTTACTGCCTTGTAATTTTCATTGATTGATACCACTTCAATGGATACCAGGATCAATG